AAATATCCTTAATAACTGGCGTGTTACAAAAACAACATTAAGATTAGGTAGTAGAATAATTGGTAAATGTATGATGGGGTCAACGAGCAATGCTCTTGACAAAGGCGGTAGAAACTATAAAAAATTATATGATGACTCAAATGTTACCAAAAGAAACCGCAATGGACAGACTAGCTCAGGATTATATAGCTTGTTCATACCTATGGAATGGAACTACGAAGGATACATTGATACTTATGGATACCCTGTCTTTGAAACTCCAAAATCCACAGTTGATGGCATCGATGGCCAAAAGATTGAAATTGGCGTCATTGAACACTGGGAGAATGAAGTAGATGGCCTTAAGGATGACCCTGATGGACTTAATGAATTATATAGACAGTTTCCACGTACAGAAAAACACGCTTTCAGAGATGAAACAAAACAATCTTTATTTAATTTAACTAAAATTTACGAGCAAATAGATTATAACGAAGATTTAAGAAGTTCAAACGTAGTTACACAAGGTAATTTTCAGTGGGAAGATGGTATACAAGATACAAGCGTTATGTTTGTTCCTAGTAAACAAGGTAGATTTATGGTATCATGGGTACCAAACATAAATCAACAAAATAGAATACTAATAAAAAATGGATTAAAAAATCCTGGTAATGAACACATGGGAGCTTTTGGTTGTGACAGTTATGATATATCAGGTACAGTAGATGGAAGAGGTTCTAAAGGATCACTACATGGTTTAACTAAATTTAGTATGGAAGACGCTCCTGCTAATTTGTTTTTTTTAGAATATATATCTAGACCACCAACTGCTGAAATATTTTTTGAAGATGTTCTTATGGCTTGTCATTTCTATGGTATGCCAATACTTGCTGAAAACAATAAACCTAGATTACTTTATTATTTTAAAAGAAGAGGTTATAGAAAATTTGCAATGAATAGACCTGATAAAACAATGCATAAATTATCAGTTACAGAAAAAGAAATAGGTGGTATACCTAATTCTAGTGAAGATATAAAACAAGCTCACGCCGCTGCAATAGAAGCTTATATTGAAAATTTTGTAGGTTACAATAATGAACAATACGGCACAATGTATTTTCAGCGTACATTAGAAGATTGGGCTGCTTTTAATATTAATAATAGAACTAAGCACGATGCATCAATAAGTTCTGGGTTAGCTATCATGGCGTGTAATAAAAATAAATATAGACCCGTTGCTGATATTATAAAAGAACCTGTTAATTTAACATTTTCTAAATATGACAATAGAGGCGGTACATCAAAAATAATTAATAGATGAAATTAAACACTGGTATTAATAGTGCATTTCCAAGTCAGATGGTATCTGAAGGGGAAAAGAAAACTGAAGAATATGGTTTGTTAGTTGGGCAAGCTATTGAATACGAATGGTTTAGAGGAGGAAGAGTTAATGGTAGTAGATGGAACACGGGTTATCAAAATTTTCATAACTTAAGACTATATGCTCGTGGAGAGCAAAGTGTACAAAAATATAAAGATGAATTATCTATTAATGGTGATTTGTCTTACTTAAATTTAGACTGGAAACCAGTACCTATTATACCTAAATTTGTAGATATAGTAGTTAATGGTATTGCTTCAAAAGATTATGAGATAAATGCTTACGCTCAAGATCCTTTTTCACAACAACAAAGAACAAATTATGCGGCTAGCATAATGAGAGATATGGCAGCTAAACCTTTATTAGATGAAATAAAAGGAGTTTTAGGTGCTGATTTATTTGCTACATCAAATCCTGATAAACTTCCAGCGTCAAAAGAAGAATTAGAGGTTCATATGCAGTTAAGTTATAAACAGTCTATAGAAATTGCAGAAGAAGAATTAATTGATAATGTTTTAGCTTTTAATAAATACGATTTAACTAAAAAACGTGTTGTTGAAGATGTTGTAACAATAGGTATTGGAGCTTTAAAAACTTCTTTTAATAAATCAGAAGGCGTTGTTGTTGATTATGTAGATCCTGCTAATTTAGTTTATTCATATACTAATGATCCTAATTTTGAAGATGTATATTATGTAGGTGAAATAAAGTCTATGACTTTAGCAGAAATAAAAAAGAAATTTCCATATCTTACAGATGAAGAAATGGAGAAAATGGTTAGATACCCTGGTCGTGATGGTTATATAGCTAATCCTAATTATGATAATGATTTAGTTCAAATATTATTTTTTGAATATAAAACATTTATAGATCAAGTTTTTAAAATTAAAAAAACTGATACTGGTTTAGAAAAAACACTAGAAAAACCTGATACATTTAATCCTCCTGAAAGTGATAACTTTGAAAGAGTTTCAAGAAGTATAGAAGTTTTATTTAGTGGAGCCAAGGTAATGGGTGTTCCACAAATGCTTGAGTGGAAAATGGCTGAAAACATGACAAGGCCTAAAAGTGATTTAACTAAGGTTAACATGAATTATGTTATGTGCGCTCCTAATTTATATCAGGGTCGCATAGAGTCTTTAGTTAGTAGGTGCACAAGTTTTGCAGATATGATACAGCTTACATCACTAAAACTTCAACAAGTAATTCAACGTATGGTACCAGATGGTGTATTTGTAGATGTTGATGGTTTGGCTGAAGTTGATTTAGGTAATGGTACTAATTATAATCCTCAAGAAGCTTTAAACATGTATTTCCAGACTGGTAGTATAGTTGGTAGAAGTTTAACACAAGATGGTGATCCTAATAGAGGTAAGGTTCCAATACAAGAATTACAATCATCTAGCGCTAATGGTAAAATACAATCACTTATAGCTACTTATCAGTATTATCTACAGATGATAAGAGATGTAACTGGGCTTAACGAAGCAAGAGATGGTAGTTTACCAGACAAAGACTCTTTAGTTGGTTTGCAAAAAATGGCTGCAAATGCTTCTAACATAGCGACAAAACATATATTAGACGCTAGCTTATATTTAACTCTTAGAGCTTGTGAAAATATTTCTTTACGAGTAGCTGATATGTTAGATTTTTCTTTAACAAACAATGCATTAAAATCTAGTATTGGTAAATTTAATGTAGCAACATTAAAAGAAATAGAAGATCTTCATCTTTATGATTTTGGTTTATATTTAAATTTAGAACCAGATGATGAAGAAAAAGCTATGATAGAACAAAATATTCAAATGGCTTTACAACAAAACCAAATATACCTTGAAGATGCTATTGATATTAGAGAAATAAAAAACTCTTCTTTAGCAAATCAAGTTTTAAAATATAGAAGAATACAAAAACAACAACAAGATCAAGCTGCACAACAACAACAAATACAAGCTCAAGGCGAGGCTAACGCTAAAGCAGCAGAACAAGCGGCAATGAGTGAAGTTGAAAAACAACAAGCTTTAGCTCAAACAGAAATACAAATTGAACAAGCAAAATCTCAGTTTGAAATACAAAGGATGGAACAAGAAGCTCTTATTAAAAAACAAATAATGGCAGAGCAGTTCCAATATGATCTTCAACTAGCTCAAACTCAAAAAGCTGGTGTAGGAGAAAAAGAACAGTTTATTGAAGATAGAAAAGATAAAAGAACAAAACTTCAAGCTACGCAACAATCACAAATGATAGATCAAAGAAAAAATGATTTACTACCTACAGATTTTGAATCATCGGGTAATAATAACATAGACGGACTTGGTTTAGAGCAGTTTGCTCAATAAACCTATTTATTAATTTTTATTATATTATATTATGTCAGAACAAGTAAAAGAAGAAGGCACGTTTAAAATTAAACGTAAGCCAAAACAATTGGTAAAAGACGATATTATTAAAGTCGACTTATCAAAAACTAAAAAAGAAACAGATGCCATTCCAGTCGGAGAAACAGAGAAAGTGGTTGTGGGCAAACAAGCCGGAGATAGCCCTGAAATGGACAAACCAATACCAGAGTCCAGCCCGGTTTCTGAAATTACAGAAGAAGAAAACAAACCTATTGAAGAAAAAGTAGAAAAAGAGATTGTAGAATTAGGTGAGAAAATAGAAGAAAAAGTTATTGCCCCTACACCTGAAGAGGTAAGAGAAGTAGCTAAACTACCTGATAACATTGAAAAAGTCGTTGACTTTATGAAGGAAACAGGTGGAACATTAGAAGATTATGTAAGATTAAATGCAGATTATTCTAATGTAGATAATAATACTCTTTTAAGAGAGTATTACAAACAAGCTAAGTCACATTTAAATTCTGAAGAAATTAACTTTATGATTGAAGATAATTTTTCATGGGATGAAGATGTTGATGAAGAGCGTGAGGTTCGTAAAAAGAAACTTGCGTATAAAGAAGAGGTTGCTAAAGCCAAAGGTCATTTAGAAGGTTTAAAAAGTCAATATTACGAGGAAATCAAGTTGAGACCTGGTACGACACAAGACCAACAAAAGGCTATGGATTTTTTCAACCGTTATAATGAAGAGCAAAACACAGCTCAACAACAACATGAAGATTTTAAATCTACTACTAAACAATATTTTTCCGATGAATTCAAAGGTTTTGATTTTAATGTAGGAGAAAAAAAGTTTAGATATGGGGTTAAAAATCCTAGTGAAGTTGCGACTAAACAATCGAATATTACAAACACAATTAAGAAGTTCTTAGATGATAAAGGTAATGTAAGTGATGTTAAAGGTTATCATAAAGCTATGTATGCTGCTGAAAATGTTGACTCTATTGCAAAGCATTTTTATGAGCAAGGTAAATCCGATGCTACTAAAGATTTAGTTGCAAAATCTAAAAACATTACAGATGATGTTAGGCCTACGCCTAATTCAGATGTATTTGTTAATGGATTAAAAGTTAAAGCTATCAGCGGTCTTGATTCTTCTAAATTGAAGATAAAAACAAGAAAATTTAACTAAAAACAAAACAATTAATTATGGGACAAATTTCTCCTGTGTTTGGAAGTATAATACCTTCTCAAACTCAATTAGCGCTACAAAACAATTACCTAGCGTTTAATGCTGGTGCAAATGACTTTGCACAACAATACTTACCTGAGGTTTATGAAGCTGAGGTAGAGAGATACGGAAATAGAACTTTAAATGGTTTCTTACGTATGGTTGGCGCTGAAATGCCAATGACATCTGATCAAGTAATTTGGTCTGAACAAAATAGATTACACGTTTCTTACACTGGTGTTACCTTAGCTGGTGCAGCTGCTGCAAATGGTGTTATCTTTACTTTTCCAATTGGTGGCGCTACTACTGTTCAAAATGCTATTTTCGCAAATGATACAATCGTTGTAATGAACCCTGTTACAGGAGTTACAATAAAAGGTATTGTAGGAAATAGCCAGAATATTGGTGGTCCTCTTGCACAGATTACTGCTTATCCTTTTCAAGGAACTAACTGGAATGCTTTACAAGATCAAGCTGGTGCACCTATGTCAACTAACTTGAAAATATTTGTATATGGTTCAACATTTGCAAAAGGTTCTCAAGGACCACTTGCTCAAGGAGCTGCTCCTGCTGTTGGATCTTACAAATCAATTCAACCTCAGTTTACTCAATTTTCTAATCAACCAATTATCATAAAAGATTCATTCCAAATTAATGGTTCTGATATGGCTCAAATCGGTTGGGTAGAAGTTGCTACAGAAGATGGTACATCTGGATACTTATGGTATCTAAAATCTGAGTCTGAAACAAGACTAAGATTTGATGACTATTTAGAAATGGCAATGGTTGAAAGTGAATTAGCTGCTGCTGCTGCTGGTCAAAACTTTGCTGCTAGTGTAGCAAACATTCCTGGTGGGTTTAACACTGCTGGAATCACTGCACATGGATCTCAAGGTCTTTTTGCTGCTATTCAAGCAAGAGGTAACATTATGTCTGGATTTTCTGGAGGTAGTGGTATTTCTGATTTTGATCAAGTGCTTAAAAACTTAGATACTCAAGGTGCTATAGAAGAAAATATGCTTTTCTTAAATAGAGATCTTGATTTAGATTTTGATGATATGCTAGGGCAAATCTCTGCTGGACAAGCTGGAGGTACTGCTTATGGTTTATTTGAAAACTCTGAGGATATGGCGCTTAACCTAGGTTTTTCTGGTTTTAGAAGAGGTTCTTATGACTTCTACAAAACTAGCTGGAAATACTTAAACGACGCTTCTACAAGAGGTGCTGTTGCGGTTAACAATATCGAAGGTGTATTAATACCTGCTGGAACGTCAACTGTTTATGACCAACAATTAGGTACTAACATAAGAAGACCATTCTTACACGTTAGATATAGAGCTTCACAAACTGAAGATAGACGATACAAAAACTGGATCACAGGATCTGCTGGTGGTGCTTACACTACTAACTTAGATGCTATGCAAGTTAACTGGTTGTCTGAAAGATGTTTGGTTACTCAAGCTGCGAATAATTTTGTATTATTCCAACAATAAGATTGCTTTAAAGAGTTAGGCGCTTCGGCGCCTAGCCCTTTATTTTTATTAATTATATTATATTATATCATGTCAAAAACTAAAGAAGTACAAGCCCCTAAATGGGAGATGAAAAGTAGAACATATCTACTATTAAACGATGCAGAACCATTAACATATACGTTAGGATCTAAAAACTCAAGACGCTCACCACTTATGTGGTTTGATGAGTCTACCGGAACTCAAAAAGAAATAAGATATGCAACAAACCAAAACTCTTGTTTTGTTGATGAGCAAAAAGGTGAAGTAACCCTTGGCCATATTATATTTGAAGATGGTGTTTTAACTGTTCCTAAAGAAAAACAAAATTTACAAAAATTATTATCTTTATATCATCCAAGATTAAACAATACTTATTATGAGTTTAGAGCTGATGATGTTGCAGAGGATGAATTAGAAGATATAAACTTAGAACTAGACGCTATGATAGCGGCAAAAAACATGGACATTGAACATGCTGAAGCTGTATTAAGAGTTGAAAAAGGTTCTATGGTAAGTAAACTAAGTTCTAAAGAATTAAGAAGAGATTTACTTATTATGGCTAAGTCTAATCCAGCTGGATTTTTATCAATTGCCGCTGATGACAACGTGGGTTTAAGAAATGTTGGAATAGTAGCTGTAGAGCAACAAATTATAAAAATATCACAAGATCAAAGAGATTTTTTATGGGGATCTAACGATAGAAAATTAATGACTATACCATTTGATGAAAACCCATACTCAGCATTAGCTGCTTGGTTTAAAACTGATGAAGGTGTAGAAGTTTTTAAAACAATTAAGAAAAAGTTACAATAACATGTAACTATAATTATAGTGAAGGGTCACTTAAAACGTGGCCCTGTCATTATTAACTAAAATATTAAAATGGCAATAAACGTAAATACTGTATATCAAACCGTTTTATTAATACTAAATAAAGAACAGAGAGGTTATATGACACCTGTTGAGTTTAATAAAATAGGTAACCAAGCTCAATTAGAAATATTTGAAAATTATTTTGACAGTTTAAATCAGCAAATACGTAGGCCACAAGTAAACACAGATTACGCAGATAGAATCGTAAATCTTGATGAAAAAATATCTATATTTAAAACGTCTGGTCCAGCTCAATATATAAATGGACTTTTTAATCTTCCCACGGTAAGTGGCGCTACAACATTAACAAGTAATATTACTGTTCCGTTTTTTGTAAGCGCAGTCTCTCCATCCCCTGTTTCATATACTATACCTAATATTACTGCTGGTCAGCTAGCTCAAGGAACTCCTACTGTAGCTGTTAATAATTTTCTTAGATCTAGCAATTTTACTATAACAGGAAATACTTTAACTTTCTTAAACAATTCACAACCTTTACCATCCTTTAATAATGTTGAGGTAAACGCACAAACAACAGGTAGCAATACTTTTGTGATAGCAAATGCTAGTGGTTTAGCAGGGTCAAGTTTAGAAGTTGGAGCGAAGGTAACAGGTGCAACCACAACAGGAACACCATCTATATTAAGTACAACTGGAACAATTCCATATACTGTTGTATTAGATTCTGTTCAAAGTTATGCAGCTGGAGCGTTATTAAATATTACAAACAATATTACAGTTCAAGTAACTGCTCAGGATTTTTATAGATTAGGAAGTGTAAGATACAGTGCAGGTGGTACTGTACCAACACATGAATTACAGCGTGTAGATAAATCTGAACTTTATCATTTATTAAGTTCTAATTTAACAAAACCTACAAGTAAATATCCTATATATACTTATGAAAACAATCAACTTGGTGTTTATCCCACAACTATACAGTCAGGTATTGATGTAGATTATATAAGAAAACCAAGTGAACCAAAATGGAATTTTACAAGTAGTGCAGCTACTAATTACACTTATGTTTACGATGCTAATACATCCGTAAACTTTGAATTACACCCAGCTGATCAAACAGAATTAATATTAAAAACATTACTGTATGCCGGTGTGGTTATTGAAGATCCACAAGTTGTGCAGGTTGCTGCAGCACAAGTCCAGCAAGAAAACATAAATCAACAAAGATAATAAAATATGTCTATACCAAACGGAGGTTTAATAAACGAAACCAATGCACAATATTACGCTGGAGCTCAGCAGTTTCTTACTTCTTCCATTGGTGGTACGGGTCAAACTTTTACAACTACTTTTGATACAGATTTAGTATTTAGTAATTCTGATCCTGGAACTAATGGTTATAATTTAAATAATTTTAAAGTATTTACAAGTCCAGACGCTAATGTTTGGACTGAATTATCACCTATTGGATCACAAGCTACTGGTGTAGTTGAAAATGCTACCGGTGGGCCTTCTGTTCTTGTAGATTTAGTAGCCTTTAACAATAGTATTCAAATTGGTATGGTGGTATCTGGAACAGGTATTACTCCAGGCACAACAGTTCTTAGTTCTAGCGATCCCGCTGCTGCTATAACTGGTAACGCATATATTCCAACTGTTTCAAGTAATATTGGTGCTAAAATAAGTGATTTTACATATAGATTAAATCAAAATAAAACTGCTGATATATCTACAGGTGAT